GTTATGAAACAAATGATGGATGGTCTTGTAGATGAAATCAACACCGTACAAGGCATATCTAAAATGTTAATAACTAGAGCTTCTATAATGAACAACGATATGATTCGTATAGATGTAAGTGTCTCTAGTGCGTTAAATCTAGCACCAGACTTAGATAGAATAGCTAGAGCGGAAAATTTTGTAGAAGACGGGAAGATAGACGCAAGAAGAGATTGATGGACATAGCACAACTGATAGCAGACTTTGGGTTCCCTGTTGTCATGGTAGTTGGACTAGGTTATTTTGTTTACTTTGTCTGGCAAACGATAACCAATAAAATAGATCCGTCTGTCCAAGAAATGAAAACTACCATAATCCGTTTGACTGATCAATTACGATTGTTAGACCAAGATATGATAAGGTTGCAACAAAAGGTAAATACTGTTTTGGAAATAAGAGAGAACGAGGGGAAAAATGAAACAGCAGAACCAAAAAATAAAAAGCAAGAAGGAATTAGAAGAGTTGATTAAACAACAACAGGATAGACGTAATGGATGACGAACAAAAAAAAATATTACTCTTAATTCTTTCATTAGCTCTTTTTGGTACTTTGCTTATATCAGTAGGCCTAAAAGCTGATGAAATGACTCATAAGTTTAAAAACCCAAGCTTCTCTGGTGTTGGTACATCTAGTCATTATCTAACCATAGAAAACCAAGAGTTCAATAGGAAAGAAGCCATACGCGAAGAGATACAAGCTTATGTAGAAGACTTAGAAAGGGAAGCAGAAAACACTACGCTCGCTAGGTTTATACGTAATTTAGAGAGTAGAATATACGCACAACTCAGCAGACAACTGGTTGATAGTTTGTTTGGTGAAACTGCTTCTGATTTTGGTGTTCTTGAATTAGAAGGCAACACAATAGAATATAGAGTAGAAGACGACAAAGTAACATTAATAATTACAGATGAAGAAGGCAATACTACAGAGATTACCGTACCTCTCGGTTCTTTTACTTTCTAGTTGTGCATTAGTTGTAGATCCTTTATATAACGGCATACCGCCAATACGAAGTATTGAATCAGCAGAGGTTGGTGTATTACTTACAAACTTAGCAGAAGCACCTAAACCCATACGTAAACCTGTTGTAGCTGTATATCCAAGTTCTTTTAAAGATGATACAGGTCAACGTAGATCTAACAGTCAATATGCTAGTTTTAGTACCGCAATAACACAATCGCCAGATGCTTACCTAATTAGAGCCTTACAACATTCTGGTGTGTTTGATGTTGTAGAGCGCACAGGATTGGATCACCTCACAAAAGAAAGACAAATTATTCGTTCTGCTAGAGAAACTTTTGATGAAAAACAACAACTGAAACCTTTACTATTTGCTGGTTTATTAATGGAGGGAGGAGTTGTAGGTTACGAAACTAATGTCAAATCAGGTGGAGCAGGTGCACGTTACCTTGGCATAGGCGGTTCTAAAGAATACCGACAAGACTCAGTAACCATATCTTTACGAACTGTATCTGTTTTGACAGGTAAGATTTTGATTGAAGTTCTTGTAACTAAGTCAATATTGAGTGCATCTGTATCAAATGACATATTTAGGTTCTATGCTAATAATACTGAATTAGTTGAAATTGAAAGCGGTATAGTAGAAAATGAGTCTGTAAACATCGCTTTACAGATGGCAGTAGAGACAGCTGTTTTACAAACAATAGAGGAGGGTTATAAAGAGAGCTATTGGAAACAAAGAAAGGTAGAAAAATGAAAAAACTCTTAATAATATTATTCATGTCCCTCCCCCTAGTCGGTGCTGATAATGAAATATTTATAGACCAGTCCGGGGCAACATCTAATCTAGACATAGAACAAGTTGGAGGCAGTGGAAACATCATTGGTGGTTCTGACGCTGCAGCTGGTTCCATGACTGCGTTAGATATTGATGGTGCCACTATGACCTTGGATATCTTACAGAAAGGTAATACAAATAAATTCCTTGGTGATATATGGGCAGATAACTACACAGGTTACTTCTCGTTTATAGGAGACACCAATACTTTTAACATGTCTACGGATGAGACTAACGCTACAGGAGCTGATGGATCTAATGTAAATGTTCAGTTTACAGGCAATACAAATACAGCAACTTTAAACCATGCAATGACAGCACTTGCTGCAAATCTAGATTTAGATTGGATAGTACAAGGTTCAGGCAACACAATTACATCTAGCATAGATGTTGATGGGGCTACTAACTATATGGATATTGATGGTAGTGATAATACAATAACCTATGATGGTGACGGATACGCTGGTGGGTATTTCTATTTAGATCATACAGGCAGCACAAGAACATTTAACATAGATCAGGAGTCTACATCAGATAATGATTGGCTCAAAATTACATCTGTTGGCTCTAACGGTACTGTTTGCGTTACTCAGTCAGACTCAACTACTTCATTCGTCTGTTGAGATAGGATCAATTTCAGAACTAAGAGGTAATGCTCAAGTTTTACGAGACAAACCTTATGGTGCTGAACTAGAATTTGACATACAACAAATGGATGATGTCCGTACAGAAGCGGGCAGGGTAGCCATAACTTTTGAAGATGACTCTACAGTCAAACTAACAGAACATTCTAAGCTAGTTATAGACGAATACATCTACGATCCAGATCCATCAAAATCTAAAATGGCCTTAAAGTTTGCTAGTGGTACAGCAAGGTTTATCACCGGTAAATTTAACAACAAAAGCAATATATCCATACGTACACCTACAGCTGATATTGCTATCAGAGGCACAGACTTTACTTGTACTGTAGACGAGCTAGGTAGATCTCTTGTCATACTATTACCAGACGAGAATGGTATATCTAGTGGTGAGATCCTGGTATCTACAGCTATGGGTAGTGTGACGTTAAATAAACCATACCAGGCAACAACTGTATCTGTATACGAGAACAATCCCACTAAGCCTGTAACTTTAGACATATCGCTAGATTTGATTGATAACATGTTAATTGTAAATCCTCCAGACGAGACTGAACGACAAACAGAACAAACGCAATCAAGAACAACAGTAGATTATCTGGAGTTTGATGATTTAGATATAGACTTTCTTAACGAAGACTTTCTTGATGGAGAAGCTGACCTTGAGTTTACTGAACTAGATATAAATTATTTAGATGTAAATTTTCTTGAAGATTTGCTTAATGTACTAGATGCTTTAGCTGTGTCCAAAGAAGAAGATCAGCTCCAACAAGGTGGAGTTGGTATTCGTATTGTTGGCACAGATATAGGACAAGATAAAGATACACAGATCACAACTATTGTTTCAGGACAAAACATAAATATGATCAGATCCGTAAACCAAAGTGCAAGACTGTCATTAGACGGTTCTCAAAGTTATACTATTATCTTAGTACAAGACGGAGTATCAAATACAGTAAAAGTAAATGGTGGTTCTTCAACCACTATAACTATTAAGCAAGGGTCTGGATGAAAAAAACTATTATATTTTTAAGTTTATTTATAGCACTAGGCTCTGTTTATTATTTTCAACCTGTAGCCTACGAGATACTAAAATTAAAAACTTTTGATAGTTTTATACAAGAAAAAGAAGAATCAGGTAATTTTGTTGTTTTAAATATAACAGAAGAGGACATAGCTAATGAGGGTGGTTATCCTTTGTCTAGACAAACATTGGCTCAAATACATATCAATTTACTAAGACAAGGAGCTATGGGCGTAGGTTGGGTTATGGCTTTTCCACAACCTGACAGATTTGGTGGCGACTTTGAGTTTACAGAAGCTTTAAAATTTTCTCCAAGTGTTTTAGCTATGTTTGAAGGTGAAGGTGAATATCCGCCCACATCCGGGACTGTTATTTTGGGACCAGAAGATACTGGTGGCATGATGGCTACAGGTGTAATACAAAATATAGATGTTTTAAAATACAACGCTAGTCAAGGTATAGCAGTAGCACGTACAGATTCTGATAACCTAGTACGTAGACTGCCCTTACTAATGCGTACTCCTGACGGTTGGGTATCTTCATATAGTACAGAAGTTCTTAAAGTTTTAGCTGGAGCCGATACTTACATTATAAAAACGAATGATAATGGTGTAGAGGAAATCAGAGTAAAAGGATTGCCTCCAGTAAAAACTGATAGTCTAGGTCGTAAATGGATTTCTTGGGTCGTTCCACGTGAAACATCTTTAGCAGAGATGGATGTAGAAAATAGATTTGTATTTGTTGGATTTACAGCAAAAGGAATTATGCCACAGATAGCCACACCAGTTGGTTTACTAGAACCACACAAGATACAAGCAGCTCTTGCAGAATCTATACTAATACAAGATAGCCCTTACATACCTGATTACGCATTGGCTCTAGAGTTACTAATATTTTTGTTTTCATTAGTTTTCGTTTGGCTTGTGCTAAATGTTTTTGGTATCACATGGGGGGTATCATTCTTTGCTGTAGTGTTTGTATCCACAGCCTTTTATGGCGTTTTTACAATACAAAAAGGTATTCTGATAGATGTCACTTGGGCTTTGGTGTCACAATTCATTACAGCTACAGTAGCTTTTTATATACGTTTTAGAGAACAATACAAACTACGACAGCAAATTAAAAAACAATTTGAACATTATTTAGATCCACGACAAGTCAAAGCTTTGCAAAAAGATCCTAGACTGTTGAAGTTAGGTGGTGAGAAAAAAAGATGCACATTTTTATTTACTGACGTAAGAGGGTTTACTGCAATGAGCGAATACATGGATCCAGAACGAGTTACAAAAATTATGAACCAAGCCCTTACCATACAATCTGATGCAGTTAAAAAACATGGAGGCATGGTAGATAAGTATATAGGCGATGCCATGATGGCTATATTTAATGCACCCATAGACTTAGATAATCATGAACGAGCAGCTGTTATGTGTGCTAAAGAAATACAAGATGCTTTTAAATCTTCTAGTATTGGCGTTGAAATAGGTGTGGGAATCAATACCGGGGAGGCTGTGATCGGAAACTGTGGGTCGTCTACTAGATTTGATTATACGGCTATAGGATCTGCTGTAAATATAGCTGCTAGATGTGAATCTAGTTGTAAGACTGTAGGCAAAAATTTAATTATTGCAGAGGAGACTGCAAAAAATTGTGGTTTTGAGCTAAAATCATTAAAACCAATAGAGGTAAAAGGTATAAGTAAACCTTTAAATATATATACATGGGATTAAAACTATCAATAATATTAGGCGGACTGTTAGTAGTATCAATTGCTGGATCAGCTTGGTACATAGATTATCAGGCAGATCAGATAAGCACCCTCAAAGGAAATCAATTAATCTTAGAAACGGAAATACAAAAACAAAACGATGCAATAGAAAAGCATTTAGAACAAGCAAAGCAACAACAACAACAAATGAATACACTAGCTGCAGAAAATAAAAAGGCTATGGAGAATGTAAACAAATTACGAAAAACATTTGCAAACTTAGATTTAGATGAATCTGCTTTAGCCAACCCAGAAGATTTACAAAAAAGAATAAACAGAGGATCAGCCAGAGTTATGGCTGAATTAGAAAGATTAAGTAACCCAGAAAAATCAAATGAAAAACCTAGCACTAATTAGTTTGTCAATTTTTCTGGCAAGTTGTTCTACATTTCAACAGGCTGTCAAGCCTGTCCAGGTCAAAACTATAGCTGAAAGATCACCTATATATCATCCACCTCTACCTTATCCTATGAGCTTAACCAATGTAGATTGGGAAGTCATGACACCAACAACAATGCAAGAATATTTAGATAGTTTATCAGCAGGAAACGCACCACCAAGAGCCTTTTACTCCTTGTCAGCTAGAGAGTATGAAAATCTATCTATGGATATGGCAGAGATAACTAGGTATACAAAAGATATACTTGCTATCATCAAATACTATAGAGAGCTAGATAAACCACAGGAGACTGAAGATGAGTAATTCCCCAGACGAGTTTGTTTATAGAGCAACATTAGATCGTGTTGTAGATGGAGATACGTTTGATTGCATACTTGATTTAGGGTTTGACGTTAAATTACACAAACAACGAATTAGATTAGCTGGCATTGACACTCCAGAAAGTCGCACTAGAAATTTGGCTGAAAAAGCTCTAGGATTAAAAGCCAAAGAAAGATTAAAAGAACTTTGTATAGGGACTTTAAAAATTAAATCACTTGGAAAGGGAAAATATGGCAGAATCTTGGGCGTACCTTATACTCAAGACGGTGAAGATATTTGTGCAAAACTTATATCTGAAGGTCATGCGGTTGAATATTGGGGTGGTACAAAAACTAAAAAATGGGGATAAAATGAATATATCAAAAGAAGGATTATCATTAATTAAAAAGTTTGAGGGATGCGAGCTTGAAGCATATTTATGTCCGGCTGGAGTTTGGACTATAGGATACGGCCATACCAAAGATGTGAAAGAAGGTGACAAAATAAACAAAGAAGAAGCTGATTATCTGTTGCAAGAAGAAATGATAGAGTATGAAAGCTACATCAATGACTTTGTTGAAGTGCCTTTGAACCAAAATCAATTTGATGCACTTTGTTCTTGGGTGTATAACTTGGGACCTACAAACTTAAAAAATAGCACTATGCTTAAAGTATTAAATGAAGAAAAATACGTAGATGTTCCACAAGAAATAAAACGTTGGAACAAAGCGGGTGGTGAAGTTCTTGATGGTTTAATAAAAAGAAGAGAGGCTGAAGCTAAAATGTTTGTAGGAGAAGAATGGCTGTAAGTAAGATATTATTTAATCCCGGCATTAACAAAGAGTTAACTGAACTCATGGATGAGGGTGGATGGGCTGATGGTAACTTAGTTAGATTTAGAAAAGGTTTACCAGAAAAAGTTGGTGGATGGGAAAAAACATTCAATTCGTCCTACGCTGGTACAGGTAGAGCTATAACTGCATGGGTTGCTCTTGATGCTTCAAAGTATTTAGGACTAGGGACAACAACAAAATATTATATTCAAAGAGGAAATAGTATATTTGATGTAACACCAGTAAGAAAAACAAGTACTAACTCAATTACCTTTGCAGCAACAAACGGTTCTTCAACGATTACCGTAACTGACGCTAGTCATGGCGCAGTAAATGGAGATTCTGTAACCATTAGTGGTGCAGTTAGTCTAGGAGGTTTAGTAACTGCAGCTGTTTTAAATCAAGAATACACAATAAATTTAGTTACAGGAACAAATACATATGAAATAACAGCTAAAGATACTTCTGGAACTACAGTAACAGCTAACTCTAGCGATAGCGGTAACGGTGGATCAGGGGTAGATGGTGTGTATCAAATTAATGTTGGATTAGATGTATACGTACCTGCAACTGGTTGGGGTGTAGATACTTGGGGCGCTGGTACTTGGGGATCTAGTTCACCAATTGGAGAAACCAATCAATTAAGACTGTGGTCACATGATGCTTTCGGAGAAGATTTAGTAATTAATCCTAGAGCCGGAGGTATTTACTTATGGGATGAAAGTAATGGACTTTCAACTGCAGCTGTAAATATTACGTCTTTATCAGGTGCAAACCTAGCACCCACAAAAGGATTACAAGTATTAGTTAGTGATATTGATCGTCATGTTATTGTTTTAGGTGCAGATCCAATATCAGGTAGTTCTAGATCTGGTTCTATAGACCCTTTGCTGATAGCTTTTTCTGATCAGGAAAGTGTTACTGAGTGGGAGCCTACTTCTACTAACACAGCTGGATCATTAAGACTGTCATCAGGATCTCAAATAGTTGGTGGCTTGCGATCAAGACAAGAAATACTAATATGGACTGATACTGCTTTATACAGTATGCAATTCGTAGGTGCACCTTTTACTTTTGGAGTAAATTTAATTAATGAAAACGTGGGACTGATATCACCAAATGGTGCTATTAACGCTCCTGATTCTGTGTATTGGATGTCTAGAGATGGATTCTATACTTACTCCGGAACTGTAAGCAGATTAACATGCTCAGTTCTAAACTATGTGCTTGATGATTTTAATCAAACTCAAGCTTATAAAGTTATAGCATTTACCAACAGAGAGTTTAACGAAGTAGGTTGGTTCTATCCTTCAGGTTCTTCTTCTGAAAATGATAGGTATGTAACTTATAATTATCTAGAAGGTGCATGGAGCATTGGAGAGCTATCACGTACAGCCTGGTTAGATGATGGAATATTTGAAAAACCAAGAGCAGCCGGCAAAGACAGTTCTGTTAACTACATTTATACACATGAAAATAGTGATGATGCAGACGGCTTACCAATGGACAATGTGTTTATAGAGTCTGGTGATATTGATATTGATGATGGAGAAAAGTTTGGCTTTGTGAAACGCATCATCCCTGATGTAAAGTTCTTTGGCGATAACTCTAGTGGCGGTCAAATTAACTTTGTATTAAAAACAAGAAACTTTCCGGGAGATAGTTTATCTACTAACTCTACTAACAATGTAACTAGCAGCACACAACAAAATCATGTTAGAGCTAGATCTAGACAAATGGTGTTTAGAGTACAATCAGATGATGACGCAGCCACAGGGCTAAGAACTGGTTTTAGATGGAGACTTGGAGCAAACAGATTTGAGATCAGGCCTGATGGTAAAAGGTAATGGCAAAGCTTTTAGCAAGTAGACTACCATTAGCTTTAGAGAATGTTGACTCTGCAACGTTCAATCGCCTAGTTAGAATACTAGAAATTAACTTAGGACAGTTCGATCCTAACTCAACACCACAGTTTAATGATTCTGAAATTAGCACTTTAGCTTTTAATCAGGGTGATATAATATGGAATACATCTATCGGTGTATTGCAAGTATATACTGGCAACCGATGGGTACAGTTACATACTCCTGTGAATCCACAGGGTTTTGAGCTGCAGTCATCATTAGGTTCTGTTACGATTACCGTAGCAGGAAATGCTACAATAGTAATATAATAAGATTAACAATGAAAAGTTTATCTGAGGGAAATAAAGGGATAAAAGCCCTAGCTAAAAAGAATCCAGCACTTGTAGAGGACAGATTTGGTTACGATGTACCTGGATATGATATGGGTGGGATAGCAGGTATTAATCTTGGAAACATAGAAAGATTTCTAGCAAGAGATCCAGACTTTGATTATATGAGAGATGTATTGGGCGTTTCTCCTACTGACCAAGTAGCTACCAGTCAAATCCCTGAATCAGATCGTATAGCTATGGCTTATGGCGCACCGCAAGTAGGTGACGGCCGAGGTTCTTTATATCAAGATTTAGACTACAGAGACATTACTCCAGGGCAAGAAATATCAATTGATGCAAGAGATGAAACTCCTGCAGCTTATAGATTCTATCCAAGTGAAGTATCAAAAATATATTCAGAAGCAAAGGGTGTTCCTTTCTCACCTTTAGTTGCACCGCCTAAAGAAGCCACATACGTAGACACCTTAGGTTCAAGACGTATACAAAGCCAACTATATGCTAAAGATGGTACTTACGTTGACGCACAAGAGTTTCCAGAAAGAGAAGAATTAGTGACAGGTCCCGGTGGCGAGCGAGGAGATAAGATACCAGCTATGTTAAGCGATGGTGAATTTGTTTTTAACTCAGCTGCAGTAAGGGGTATGGGCATTATGGCTGGTGCAAACCCAGAAGATGAATACGAACAAAGATTAATGGGTGCTCGTCAGATGTATGACTTTCAAAAACAAGCTGAAGAAATGGCTAAGATGTATAAATAATGGGAATACTTGATACCAAAACAAAACGAGGACCAGGGGCTGAAGTAATAACTACGCCTCAAACAGGTTATTCTTTTGTCTCTCCATACATGGAGGACTACTCTAGAAGACTATTAGCTTCTTACTTTGGATCTCCGGGAGAATACGAAGGGTTAATATCTCAAGCTAGAGATATACCTATAGAACAAACAGCAGGACTTACACCGTTACAAATACAAGCTCGTCAAGCAGCAGGTGGACTAGGAGACTTCCAAGGAAGCTTAGATCAAGCTAGAGGATTGTTTGGTAAAGAAGAAGCAACTGTAGATCAAGCTATGGGCTTCATACCTGAGGCTAGAAGAATGATAGGCACAGGTGCAGATACTGTAGCTGGTGGCATAGGTGCTTTACGTAGGGGTGAAGAAACTGCTTTAGGATCTACTAGAATGTTTGATCCAGTTTCTGCATCTAGATTTATGGATCCTTACGAAGATCAAGTAGTTCAACAAACTTTAGAAGATATTAACAGACAATCAGCACAGGCAGACATTGGTCTTAGAGATAGAGCTATATCGCAAGGTGCTTTCGGTGGTTCAAGAGGACGTATATCACAAGAAGAATTAGCCAGAGAAACTGGCAGAGGAGCAGCAGAAGCTGTAAGTGGAATTAGAAGCAGAGGCTATGGTCAAGCATTAGGATCTGCACAATCAGCATTTGAATCACAACAAGCTAGACAGGCTGGACTGGGTGCAATGCAAGCAGGATTAGGCGGACAACAAGCAGCAATAGGTGCACAACAAGCATCATTGGGTGGTCAGTTAGCTGGTCTAGGTGCAGCACAGGCTGGTCTAGGACAACAATATGGTCGGATTGGTCAGGGTATTGCTGGACTAGGACAACAAGGACAAAGCCAACTAGGTACACAGATAGGATTACTAAATCAACTAGGTCAACAAGGACAGGCTACCCAACAAGCAGCACTATCAAGACAATTTGCTGGAGCACAACAACTCGCTGGAGAACCATTACAAAGATTGCTCACAGGTCAACAGTTACTGGCTGGATCACCGATGGGTGGCATATCTGGCGGAACTGGTGGAAGTGCTTATCAGCCTCAATCTTATCAAGAGCCAAGTTCTTTCTCTAAAGCAGCAGGTGCTATAGGTACTATTGGAACACTTGTTGGAATGTTTAGTGATACTGATTTAAAAACTAACATTAAAAAGGTTGGTGAATTAGATCCTGGTATTGGTTGGTACACATGGGATTGGAACGACAAAGCTAAAGAGTTAGGTGCAGAAAGTGAGCCAGCTGAAGGTGTACTAGCTCAAGAATTATTAGAAGTTAAACCAGATGCAGTAATAGTTAAAGATGGGTATTACGCTGTAGATTATTCTAAGGTGCTGTAATGAGTATTACATCAGGACTTGCCCCAATTAGAAACTACGCCAATGGCGGAGATATAAACACAAAAAGACAAAACATGTTAGCAAAGTTAGGCTTTCCTAGTGGAATGACTAATGAAGATTTAGATGCAGCAATAGCGGAAGAAGAAAGAATATCTAGTATTGCTAGTGGAGGTAATGCTCCAAAGACGGCAGAGGGATTTAAACAAGATTTTAAAGACTATGTTTTTGATCCCACAGATCCTGTTGATGTTTTAACAGCTCCTTTATATGCGTTAGGTCCCGCTGGAATTGCTGCAAACAGAGCTATAAAAACTGGACGAGTTGCAAACAAAGCATTCAAACCTAGTGGTATACAATCATTCTTATCTAAACCAGCGGTAAATGTAGGCATACCTACAGCAACTTTAGCTGGAGATGTTACTTATGATTTAGCTACAGACGAAGAATTTATGGGTGATATCAAAACCATAGCCGGTATTGAAGATGATGCACTGGATCAAGCTAACGAAGATCTTAAGAAAGTAAATGAAGAAGAACAAGAAATACCCGATCCAGATACAGAAGATACAGAAGATACAGAAGATACAGAAAAAGAAGAGAAAGGCATAGGAGCATTACAAGATCAGTTAGCTGTTTTCCAAGGCATGATGGATCCTGGAGAAATGACAGGAGGATATACAATTGCTAGTAGCGGCGTAGATACTCCAGAAATAAGAAGATACGCAGGAGGCGGTATAGCTAATCTAGATCCTGTAATGATGGCTAATGGCGGATCTCCTAGATCTAAATTATTTACAGAGGGTATTAAAAGATTAATAAAAAAAGTTACACCTAAAAAGAAAGATAAAGTAGAAGCTAAAAAGAAAAAGTCTGATACCAAAAAAGAAGAAACAGGCGTAACAAAAGATAAGAAAACTAAAACGCAAAAAGCTAAAGAAGAAGTGATTAGAGCTGTGCCTCCTGAAATTGCAACAGCAATAGGTGTTCCAATAGGAGCTTCTCTAAAGCTTAGTAAAGAAGCCCTTAAAAAAGCGGGTGGCGAAGGTGGCATAGGAAGAGGTGCTGCTAGAACAGGTATTTATGGAGGTTTAGGATTAGCCGCATACAATGCACTTACAGGTGATGATGAGACAAGTTCTACAGCAGCAGAAGTTAAACTTCCTCCTCCTCCAGAGCCAGAAGAATCAGATGCTTTAAAAGACATTCTTTATCAAAACAGTTTAGAAAGAGCAACAACAGCTGGCAGAACAGAGCCTTCATTTATGGATTACCTTGCATCTTTCCCCGGAAGCTACACTGAAAAAGTTGGTAAGGATCCTGAGTTTGCAAAACAAATGATGGCAGGATTTATGGCAATGATGAAACCAACAGAAGGTTTTGTACCTAGAAACGCATTGGTTGATTTTGGTGAAGCAGCATATGCGGAACAAGCTAGACAACAAGACGCTGTACCTGATCAGTTACAATTGATAAAAGAATTTGCAGAAAATCCAGAATTAGCAAAAGCATATAGAGATTTTCAAAGAAGTGCAGAACCTGTTGATTTAGTAACAGAACAACAAAATAGAGAGTTATTATTTAGAAATCTTCAAACTATGGTATTTGGAGAAAAGTTTGATGAAGATGATGACATACCAGTAGATATTAGAACTGGTCAACCAGCAGATCCTTTCAATGTTTACAATGAGTTTATTGCGTTAGGAGGAGACACAGCAGCTCTAACTAAAATTAAAGAAAACTACGCTCAACCATAAAAATGCCTTATGTAAAATTACCTGATGGCACAAACATATTTGTTGAAAGCAACGATCCACAGGAAATAGCAAAAAAAACATCAGAGGCTCAAAGAAGAAAAAATAAATCAAGAGGTTCTGATTCTGTTGTAGGAGACATAGGCCGAGGCATAGCTGCTGGCGTTGTATCTATACCTCAAGGACTTGCTACTATACCCACAACCGGTATAGATCTTCTGTTTGATACAGACGTAACAGATGACGTTAATGATTTCTTTGAATCTTTCAAACCAGATGTAGGTGGCACAGCTGGACAAACAGCACAACTTATAACTCAATTTGGTATACCGGGGATAGGTGTTGCTAGTGCGTTATCAAAACTAACCAAGCTACAACAGCTAGGTAGCATAGCTGCGGTAGATGCAGCAGTAGCTACTGATGATGTCGATACCTTTACAGACATGTTGTTTGATAAAGAAAGCGATGAAGAAAGATTAAGAACTTTACAGGGAAGAGATGCAGCCCTAGCAAGACTAACAGAAAGACTTCAAGTATTTGGAGAAACAGCAGCAGTAATGTATGCAGCTCCTGTAGCTGTGTCAGGTGCTGTCAAAGGTGTAGGTGCTGGTTTGGATTTAGCTGCTCCTTATATGTCAGCGTTAGCTAAAGCAACTGTAGGAGATGGATCTCAAGGCGTAGCAATGGCTGCCAAAGCAGATAAAAGTGCTGTTGATTACGTTAAAAAGTTTTTTAGATATGGTGGTAAATACGAACAAACGACAGCTAATAACAAGCTCATAGCAGATGTTATGCAAGCTAAGATGTTATACACAGCTAATCTTGTTAATCCTATTAATGATTCAATGAAAGGCATCAGGCAAACTATAGAGTCAGCAGCATCAAATGGTGGCAAGTTAAATGATGACGATGCTTTGAAACTTACTAAAGCTATAGCTAACTATCGTGCTCCATTGATAGCAGTAGAAAGAGAATTCCCTGATCTTACAGGTGCGGCAAAACAACAAAAAATGAAAGAGTATCAAAACGATGCTATGAAAACTGTCAAAAGTTTTGAAGGATCAGGTAATAAAATTGATTATGAAGCTTTGGGTATTTCTAAAGAAAATCAAATATCTAATGTTTTAGAAAGAAATCAAGGAGCATTTAAACAAGAACAACAATTGGTTTATGACTTTAGTGCTAAAGATCCAAGCGGTACAGTTTCTAAATTATTTATACCAGAACCATTAAGAAATGCTATTGGTGAAAATATTGGATTTTATGGAACAACTACTTACAGAGCCATATTAGATTCTAATTATAAAGTTCCAGATGATTTAAAGGAAGCAGCCATTAGACAAATACAGGAAAAGATACCGGGTCTTGAATCTAAAGTTGCTGCGGAAGATGCTTTTTTTAAATTAATAAATCCTGGTCAAGCTAAAGAAGCTTATCAAACTCCAGAAATGTTTGTGGACGGAATAACATTTGGAATGCTTCAAGGTAAAGATCTTAAAAATTTACCAGCAGTAAGAAAAGCTATGGGAGAAGTTACTGCGCTTGATTATTCTAAACCCGGTGATTGGAAAAAAGCATTGTTGGATGAGTCTGTCGCTGCTTCTGAAACTATGTCAAAGCTTGGTGCATTAGCTGGAAAGTCAAAAGCGTTTGAAGAAATAAGACTAATAAACGATACAGCAGAAGCAACAGGTAGAACATCGTTTTTAAAAACCACTGAAGAATTGTTTCCAGATGGAAATGCAATAAAAGATCCTGTTATTGATGGAGTTCAATACTTCAAGTTTGGAGAAGATGCAGGGTCACTAAAAGATACTTATGCACCAAAAGTTTTTCACGATGCTTTAGGAGAAACTGCAACACAATGGTTAAATAATATTCCAGCTCCATTACAAAAAACATACCAAGGGCTTTTAGGTTTAAAAGCTATTTCTCAATACGGTAAAACTATTCTTGGACCGACTGCTCAAATAAGAAACAATACTAGCGTACCGTTTATGGCTTTGATGAATGGCAATTTGGGACCGAGTGGTAACTTTGCAAAGAATTTTAAGTTAGCTTTTGCTGGTGTGTTTGATCCTAAAGGAAAAGCAAAACTTGCTGATCAAATAAAAGAAGCATCTGAATACAATTTGATGGTTGGTAGAGGAACTCAGTTACAAGAAATAGCTGACGTTGCTGCTTACTCAACTAATAACATGGATATTCTAGGGAGATTGAAAGCAAAACCAATAGGCGAAATCATGACTAGGTTGAAAGAGGGACCTCTTGGTATTGCAGAAAGAGCATACACAGGATCAGATAACGCTGCTAGGTTAATTAACTGGAGTGGAGAACAATCAAAACTTTCAAAAGTTATAGCCAATTCTACAGATGACACAGTGATTCCAATAACTGCTGGTAAAAATATGTCCGATCCAGATATTCAAAGGTTCATTAAACTAGATAACAATCAGCCTGTTGTTAATGTAGGTGAATTAAAAGCTGCTGGAGATGCAGTTGTAGATAAATTTATTAAAGGTGAAGCTGCTGACATAGCATTGAATGTGACACCTACTTATTCAAGAGTTCCAGAGATAGTAAAAGAATTAAAATATATTCCAGTCATAGGTAACTTTACAGCTTTTCCTGCTGAGATTATAAGAAATACAGTTAACACTATGTCTAGAGGTATAAAAGAACTTACGAGTAATAGTGCTGAATTACAGAAAGTAGGTGCTAGAAGAATAGCTGGCGGTATGACAGCTACTGTTGGTATACCTGCTGGTTTGACAGCTACAGCATTATCTTTAACCGGGGCTGAACAAGAACAAGTAGATGCTTACAAAAGATCCTTTGCTGCCCCTTGGGAAAAAACAGCTACATTAATTCCTACTGGCACTGATTCTGCTGGCAATATCACAGGCTTTTATAATTTTAGTTACACCAATCCATATGATTTCTTACAACGGCCTGTTAAAGCTATATTTAATGCTGTTGCTGAAGGTGAAAGAAACGAAGCAAACTTAATGAGAATACTCAGTGACTCATCTTTTGGAATGGTTGGTGAAATAATTGATCCTTTTGTGTCTCCAAGTTTAGGAGCAGCATCTGTTTATGAAGCAACTGTAGGTAAGACAGCCACTGGTAGACTTATTTATAATGAATCAGATCCACTTGGAGAAAAGGTTGCCAAAGGTATGCTTCATTCTTTTAATGCAGTAGCTCCAACCCTTACGCCTGTAACGTTTGAGACTGACGCAGATGGTGTGCAAATTGTGCCTAAAGATTTTATTACATCAGTTGCTTCATTAGGCACAGGAACAAAAGGCGTTATAAGCCCTAAAGGTAAACCAATTGATGTTGCAGAAACATTGGTATCTGCTTTTTCTGGAATAAAAGTAACTAAACCACAAATTGATAGATCTCTTTACTATAAAGCGGCTGAAGCTAAACGAGCAATTAGAGAAACAACCAACGAATACAACAGGCTTTTAAGATCAAGCAACAAAAGAGAAGCAGATGAATTTATTCAAGGTTACATCAACACTAATGAAGCTAGATATAGTTCTTTAAGAACTTTATATACAGCGATTGAAGATGCCAGAAAGCTTGGCTTAAAAACTTATGAGATAGATGAACAGTTAAAAGTAGCTAGAGTAGCTAATAGAGATATGGTGATGGCAGGGATATTTAAGCCAATAGAAGTCAGTGATGATGTTCTTAGACTTGCTGTACAAGAAACTGAAAGAAAAGCTGCTCAACCAGTCCCTATTGGAGATTTAATTTCTACTCAAGTAGATTTAACTGGACAAAGTTTAACAGGAAAATTTAGAGATCCTAGGGTACAATCTACAGCTAGAGCATCAGAAGTTCTGAGGCAAGAAGAAATAGATAAGATCCTTACTGGATCAACCTAAATTTGAAAATAGATTTACCTTTAGAGATATATTACTCTAAGAAAAAAAAGTTCATCCTTAATCTTAACAACTACCGCAACGCTCATTACCGGGTGTTGTCCACAGCTAAGAAGCTTTACTCAGATGAACTCGTACCTAGACTAGAGGGCTTTGATAGTTTCTCTGAGCCAGTTACTTTGACCTACACCTACTATGCTAGAAGCAACAGAAGACTAGATATAAGTAACCCTTGTTCCATCATAGATAAGTTTGCGTGTGATGCTTTGGTTAAGGCTGAGATCCTGGAAGACGACAGCTTCAATCAGATCAAACAGGTAGTGTATATATTTGGTGGTGTGGATAAGGACAATCCAAGGTGCGAGCTGGAGATAACTAAAACGGAACTCCCGTCTCAACCCAAGGCTTAATCTTTACTATCGTTCCTTGTAAAGATTTCTTAATCCAATCAGCTTTCTCTAGTATATCCATAGGAAACCCGGAGTTAACAACTTGAATTAGTTCTTCACTAGAATAAAAACTATTCTCATCAGAATGTTTATTAGCTGGAACGTTAAGAAATCTAAAGCCGTCTTTCTCATACAAAACCATATTTTCATCTTTCTCTATAAGCGTAGCTGGTATTAGTTCTGGAATGTAGTTGTGTCGATTGCATCCTTTGGTTTGACGATCAGTGTTGATCTTCTTGTCATGTTGAGTGCAATGCCAATGAGCATCTCCCTTTTCTATATCTACTTTTGCGAACCGACACGAGCGACAATGGATCTTCGCTGGTAGTGCTCTGCCCAAATAAGAAGCTTGTTGAGCCGGAGTCATATAACTGCGAATGCGATAGTCAGTTTCAGGTATGTAGTTCTCTGGTGGTGACTCAGATAGCAAAACGTTCTTAGCCTTATCCATTAACGTATCAAATAGATCCCTATCAAACTCTACAATCTCAGTATATAAGTCTGAGTTGTTCTTGTTGTAGACAATAGCTATAGCGTGTTTGAACTTAAACAAACCCATGTATAAATGTAACTGAGCAGCGTATTCGTCAGACCACTCGCAGTAACTTCCTAGCTTTTTTAGATTGTTAAAGCGATTGTCGTTAGCTGTCTTGAACTCTAATAGATATGGATTCTCTTGATCTAATCCCGGAAGGTTACTTGCAACACCGTCTATATGGCCTTTAACGTGCCCTCCTAGGGCTTTTGTTTCAAACTGCTTGCCATGCTTATCTACGTCATAGATCTTCGCACCAGGTATCTTTCTAAGCTTCTTAATAAGGTCATCCTCTACAACGTTACCTAGATCCAATAGACGCAACACTCTAGGCTCCCAATCATCTGGCATCAACCAACGGTAACGCATCCAGACCAAACGCTGGTTAGGATTACCAATCCCACTGATACCTAAGTAAAACCTTTGGTGTCTCTCCTCGTCTAGTTCAACCTGATCTAGTAAGTCATGAACGATTGTCATAGTTTTATTCTCTCATTCTTTTTGTTTCTAATACCAATGACATTCTCATACTGACCTTGCTTTTGAATAGCTATCTCAGATATAGAATCAAAGGCTCCATTGTTTATTAATTCAGCAGCCATCCATGCTTGTTTAGGAGATCCCCATTCGTTAGTAATCTTCTTCCATTTACGCACGGCCATGTTGTGTGCGGTGGGGTGTCCAAACATAAGGGGCATCTTCTTAGGAAAGAACTCATTACCTACTGTAAAGATCACCTGACAGTATTCACTGCCGTTCTTAGACTTAGTTACTTTAGCAAATATATCTGTTACAGGTTTGAATACAGGCTTAGACTTAGCCCTCTCATCTGAAAGTACAGCTTGCTTCTCTGCTTTAGTTCTTCTGGCTACCTCTCTTTCTTTCTTAGTCCACAAAGACTTAGTTTGTTTTGCCTCAAAGACTTGTCCGCATTCAATACATTCTTTAGCTGATGGTGAGTTGATCGTATTACAAGATGCACATATCTTAGGATGATATCTGTTTTCAGTAGCTCCGGGCGATACTTCATCCAAGCATCCATGTCTAGCAACGTTCTCTCCGTAGTCCAGAAGCAAGCAGTTGTTCTTATCTTCGTGGATCCTCATCCCTCTACCGCACATCTGCACGTACAGTCCTACGCTTTGTGTTGGTCTAAGTAATGCTATGCA